TGCCCCCCGTGCTTTTGCCTCTGAGCACACCCTATTACTTGTAACGCTTTTGCCTGACCACGTGTTACCACGCGCGTCATCTACCCACGTTTCCGTGTGTCACCAACCGCCACGCAACCGGCTTAGGTCATGCCCGTTATTCAGTTTTTTGGTTCACTCAATTTCAACGCGTCAATCACTCGACTGATATCACGTTTATCAAGATCACCAGTTGTATGCACCTCGCGCCCCAATGTCGCGCTAATAAACGTTTTTAGGTCATCGCCTTTAAGATTCTGACCGTTCGCTAACGCCCTCATCATGCCTAACTGTTTAGCAGACGGATAGTCACGTTGTGGCACCTCTGGAAACGGCACCTCTGCGTCAGGTAACGGCACAACAGGCGCCAAACGCGTCGGTTGACGTGACTGTGCGGCCATAACCTCATCACGGCTAGCCAACGATTTATTAGCCCCAATACCTGCATAAGCGAGCGCACGTCCAACAGCGCTGGTGTATCCGACCTCTGATTCACTAAATTTTGTGTACGGTGTGCGACCCGGATATATTTCGCACGCTGACGCAACAACTGGCAACGGGTCATCAGGCGAACGCCAAATCGTGACCGTGCACCTAATGAAACATGATTTGTCGGGCATTTCAACAATTTCGCGTGATGTTTCTTGTATGCGTAATTCAGGCCAACGCTCAAACGCTATTTTTAGCCGTGTCGCAACATCAACATAATTATCCATAAAGTTTTGTGTCATGCCGCAAACCTTTGTTTGAGTGTTGCCATGTCGTGCAAATCGGTTTGTGGCACAAAATATGCTGGTGCTGGCATATCGTCACGCCAATATTTTTGTAACCGACAATCAACAAGATCGCGCCAACCTGAAATCAAAAATTCGTTTGCGTTGTCAGTCAACGTAACCAAAACATACGGTGCTGGTTTATCCCACTCGTGCACAATCAAATCACCCCACAAATATTTTGATGATCGAACTTGGCAACCGTTCAACAAATCAGATTTTGTTTGATCGTATGGCCCGAATGGTTCGGCTTCACAATCAAAATATTTTGCCGCTGCTAATTCGGCGACACGTCCTCGATAATGATTAGTTAAATTAGTGAAATCATCAATCGGTGAAATTTTGGGTTCTCGATGTTTGTAACCATTGTCGATTGATTGTTGTACTTTTGCTTGCGCAAAATGACGGCATAAATCTAGTTCGGCGTCCGTCAAAGTAATCAAATATTTTCTAATTGGCACGGTGCACCATGTTTTCTAAACGCTGTATTTCGACTTCGTTTTCGTTCAACTTAAGTTGCTTGATACCGATTTCGACGTCGCGTTGTTTGACGCGCTCGAGCAGGTCGGTGATAATGCTGCACAAATATTTGATTTCAATGCGCGCCTGATTAAGTGTGTCGATCAGTTCGCCGTCGTCCAACACGTTGCGGTCGTCGATTTCGTGTTGCAACGCTCGTAATGTGCTTCGTGCTGCAAGTTCGTGCGGTTCGTAAAACGGCACTCGGTTTGCTGTGATTTCGTTCATGACTTGCATGAGCGCTCGCAACTGTGGGTCAGTTGTCGGGTTGATGTTTCCGGTCATCGTTAGCCTTTCGTTTGTTGGTGACTGACAATATCAGATAGGTGTACGCGGTGAGCAGGGTTGCCACAATTAAATGTTTTATAGTGACCATGCACGCCAACCGTTTGAGTATCTGTAGATGTTTAGCGCTGACCGTAAATTGTCCTCTAAATCAAATAGGTCGTCGCATGTGCGTATCAGGCCGTATGCCTGCAAGTAGCCGTTCACAAAATATTTTGACGGTTTGCACCAAAAATAGTTGATTTGCATGACGCCTGCGCTGCCCCCGTTAGGGTCGGTTGCGTTGAACGCTGTCGGGTTGCAACGCGACTCACGGTAGGCGATTGCCACAACGGTAGTTAGTTCGTTTTCGGGCCAGCCGACATGTCGAGCCATGTCAAACACGGTCTGACACGCGTCAGGTTGCGTTATAGTCGTCGTTTTGACGGTTGTTGGCGGTAGTGGCGCTGGCTGTTCTAAACCCTGCCAAACGGTGACTGGTGCTGGCTGTGTGTTCGGTGTTGGCGGTTTAGCCAATATGAATATTGACGTGACGCTAATAAATAGCGATATGGCAAGTTTGCTGATAAGTGTCATTGGTGACCTACTTTCCCGGTAGGTAACCAGCCTAAACAGATTGCGGTTTGTTAAGTGGGGATACCCCGAAAACGCTTACCCAGCACGCTTTTGCCAGCGCTGCGTCATTGGCGATCGTCGGGTCGATTTCTATGTGATACCAGTCGCCTTGCTCAAAGTTGCCTGCCTGCCAACTGCCACGATCACACTTCCAAGACCGCTTCAACGCATAATCAATAACCAGTTGTATGCCTAGCGTGTCGGCGTTTTCTAGCAGTTTGTTCATGTATGCCAGCGATATTTTGCGGCCGTCTTGCCTGCCGCGTTTTTGTTGTGCTTGCCATCTGTAAGACAAATCTGTTGCGAGACCGCGCGCATGATTGCTAATAATTCCAGGTTTGCCGCGCACATCACGATTGACAAATGTGCCGTTATTCCACAACGATCCGTCAGAATGTTTGCAACACAATTCGACCCATTTGTTCATGCCAGCCAACGGCGCTTTCACGACTGGTTGTTGTGTAATTGTGTACGGCCTCATCGGCATTATTTTGATTGATTGTCGTCTTTAGGTATAAACATGCACGCCAAATCAGGGTCACCAATTTTCGTCGACAAGTATGCCAACAAGCCTGACATCATCGGTGTGAGCATTGCGGTCAGCATAGGATCAACATTATTTTTTGTCATCACATAAATAAACAAACCAATTAAACCGCCTTTAGTGGTTTGGTCACCGATTTGGCGTTTTGCTTTGTTAATTTTTTTGCTCGTCATATTTGACCCACACTAATAAATTTTCGTCCCAATAATATTCACCGTCAGGTTTTGGCGTTGGTGGTTGCCAATCATTGTTTTCGTCTAATGTCCACGACTTAAATGGTTGCGGTGCGACGAACTCGTCGCGCACGTCGTCATAGGTGTAATTAACGCTTGGAAATTGTTTGCGAATGTTGTTGTTGTATGAGCATTGAACCCATGTGCCGCCAAATAGATCGTGGCAAAATTGTGCGCCGTTTGCTTCATGATCGTTGTGAACGACAATTACTCGAACAACGTAGCCGTCAATGATTTCTGCGAAATGTGCCATTAGAACGTGATACTTCCGCTACCAGTAAATTCGTAAATATGGTAGCCACCTGTTGTTGTTTGTGTTGGTGAACCGGTTGTTGCGGCTGCTAGATCAAATGTGCTTGCGTATCGAATTACGACTAAACCTGAACCGCCGGCACCGGCAGTTCCCGTATAGGTGGCATTACTACAACATCCACCGCCGCCTGAACCTGAATTAACCGTCCCTGAACCAGCCGTGCGATTTTGTGTGTCGGCAAACGCGCCAGCACCGCCACCACCATCGGACGCTGGCGCACCACCCTGATTAGCACCATAACGTCCAGCCGATGAACCGCCACCAGCACGAGTAACCGATGAACCAGTTATTGAACTTGACAAACCGTCGCCACCGTATCGTTGACCGTCCGTGTTGCCTGCTTCGCCTGCGCCACCACCGCCGCCGCCTGCTTGATCGGTGTCATTCGGGCCACCGCCGTTGAAACCTTGAACGGGTGATGCCGTTCGTGTGCCACCTGTCGAGCCATAACCTGCACCGCCACCAGACCCACCAGACCCACCGTTATTGTAATATCCGCCATAACCGCCAGCTGTTGAAGTAATTGAACCAAACACGCTGTCATTACCGGAATTACCGTTTGTGTTGACTGCCGCTACCGCACCACCAGCACCAATAGTCACCGTGTAAGTTGTGCCAGCGATAACCGATAACGGTGTCTCGGCCGAACCGCCGCCACCTGTAGTTTCACCGCTAACGCTGTTTCGATAACCACCAGCAGCACCACCACCAGCACCAGCATTAGCACTAAACGTTGACCCACCTGAACCACCACCAGCGATGACAAGATATTCAACTGCTGTAGGCGCATTAGCACCACCTACTCCTGCAAGTATTTGCATGATTTATGCCGACAAATTGCCGACAACAACCCAAGTATCGGTAGCGATCTTGCAACACGTCGCGACCGCATACTGGTCTTTAGTTTTCAGTTTGCTGCCCGAACTACGCAACGTCACACCTGCACCAGCCGTAATCGTCACCTGACCAGCACCAAGTTGCATAACGTTTATTTGCGTACCGATACCATAAGCAACACTCGAATTAGGCGGAATAGTCAACGCAATTGACGCGGCGTTATTGCATGTCACAAGTTTGCCGTCATCAGTTAATACCGTCGTATAAGTCGTGCCAGTCTGTGCGTTAATCGCAATCATTGCGGTTGCAACCGCGTCCAATTCGGCTGCGGTCAATATTTGCCCGGCCGTGAAATCTTGTCTAGTTGCCATAAGTGTCCTTTACTTTATCCTAAAACATTGTCTGCATCTATGATGCCGTAAATAGCGTCATCTAAAATTAGTTCATAAACAATTGTAGTTGGTGCGGTGAAATACATGATCGAATGGCCGTTGCTGACCGTGATGGTGTGTTCTATGCCTTCGACACTTAGTTCCTGCGCTAGTTGTGTTGTGCCTGATCCGCTACTAAACGTTTTTTCTATGGTGATCGTGTCACCAATATCGACTATGGCTACGGTGTCGCGTTGCGCTGTAGTCAACTTGTTTAGATTTGTGCCGACCGCCGTATAGCGTGCCTCAGGCTCAGGTTCAAGCAAATAGGTTGCCAACGCCAACGCTGCCGTGTCGTTGTGCAACAACGAATCGGTAATGCTCGTCGTTTGCACAAAATATTTTGCTTGACTAGCCAAGTCCTCTGCGACTTCTTGATTGCCACCAATGATCGCTACGGCCGCCCGGTTCACAACTTGATCTGCCTCAAACGATATGCCAATTTCGTCGTACGGTATGTTTGTGCCGTCGTCGTGAAAATCGGCAACCGAACCGCTGAGTGTGTTACCGACACGCGGTTGAAACGTCAGGTCGCCGTCACGCGACATAAACAACCTGCCTTGTTCGGCCGCGTTTATTTGTGTGCAATATTGCAACACGTTTGTGCCTGCCGGAACCGTGAACGCCGCCGAACCACCCAAAGTTTGTGTTCCTGTGCTGATATTGCGTTGCGCCGCCGGAAACGCGACCTCAGGCAAATCAAGTACCGCGCTCAGACGCACGCTTGACAATTCCTCGCTTACGTTGTATTCGTCTAAATATGTTTGCGACAACAAATAGAAATCGTCCGCACAATACACCGTCACGGTGTCGATACCACCTAACGCAAAGTTGTAGTCATAGTTGACGATGTAACCGTTAAACAAATATTGTTTTGTGTTTGTGTTGTCATATCGAGCCAGTCTGACATGTCGCATTGGTGCCAAACCGGGTTGCGCCGTCGTCGGGTCATAATATGGGCTGTTCGTATCAAACGGATTGAATAATCCGCTTGTGTCGAGCATGTTGAACACCATTGTGCCTGCGCTGAACTGGTCGCCTTGATCGCGTCTGCCGCGTTTGACAACAATGTTATTCACACCTGTTGTGACCGTCGCATAATTTGTTGTGCCGTCCAGAACGTATGTTGTGTTGTTTAACACGCCAGCGGTTGCGTCATCAAGTGTGAACGCGTCCTGTAAAAATCCTGTGTCGATTTCTAGGCTGTAGTTGCCAGCGCCGACGATTGCTGTGCCAGCCACTACGCGACCTGTATCTGTGCTGGCCCTGCCGACCTGTTGTATGCGCGAATAGCGTTGACGACCGCTTGACCGATTTCAGCGCTAGTCGACAAACCGCCGTTCACGTTCACCGTGATACCGCCAACACCACTATTGCGATTCAACGGCACAACCGCTTCGGGCCCCTTTTCACCAATCATCGCCAACGTAGGCGAATTAACTATGCCACCTTCAGCCAACATAGGTATGTTTGGCACGCTGAAACCTTTGCCACCAAAACCTGGCACCCAATCAGGAAACTTGAACGACAATTTACCAATCGTGTTATTCCATAGTTTCGCTATTGCGTTAAATATGTTTTTGTAGATGTTTAATACACCTTCAAAATAATTTGTCAAAAAATCTAAACTGGTTGTCACACCAACTTTGATTGCGTTAAACACCGTGTTGACTACGGTGCGAACAACCTCAAATTTGTTGTATAACACGACAAGCGCCGCAACAAACGCAACAATGGCCAAAATGACCAGCGCTATCGGGTTTGCTGACATAACAAAATTAAACAACGTTTGCGCCGCTGTAGCGACCTGTGTGGCGACCGTCCACGCTTTAATTGCCACGTTTGCAACGACTATTGCGGCAGCCAAACCGCCGACTGTGCCAGCAACAATCAAAAACAGGGTTGTGTTTTCCTGCGCCCATTTTGCGACTGGTTGCAAGATTTCCAACAATTTTTGCAACGCTGGCAACAATGCCGCACCGATTGATTCCTTTGTTTCGTCCATAGCGATTTTCATCGACTTCATGCGACCCTCATACGATTTGGCTGCAACGTCGGCCGCACCACCAAACGACACCGACAACGCGCCAGTAATGTCATCTAACGTTGATGACGAGTCGATGACGCCTTTGAGCGACGGGTCAAGTTTTGTTAGCGCCGCTGTTTGACCGTTCGCCGCTTTGCCCAACGCCATAGTCACGGTTTCCAAATCCTTGCCAGTCGCTGCAGCAATATCGAGCGCGGTGCTCATCAAATTTTGTGCAACCTCAACCGACCCTGTAGAACGCACGAGGTTCGCCATAGCCGGACGTAACTCGTCGTCGGCAACCGATTTAGAAATGGACATAGAACTTATAAACTGCTCATTTTGCGCGATCACGTCGTCGGTTGCCATAGCGCTTGTGCGTAACTGTTGCGCCAACAAATCTTGCGCCTTTTGATCCTCAACGGCCGCTTTGGTCGCCAAACCTAAACCTGTCGCTAAACCACCCAAAACACCAATCGCTGGCAACATCGCTTTTTTGAGCGCAAACGCCGATTTAGCGCCAGCGCCTTCAAGTTGCTGAAATTCGGCCATAGCCTTCTTAAGACCGGTGCCGTCAAACTCCGTGACAATGGGTATGGATACAGCCATTAGTTCAATTCCTTTTGCACACGTTGCATGAGTCGATCAATCAACGTTTCTACTTCGCCTTCGACTTGATATTTGTTGCGCTCCCATGCCGGCCAAACAAACCGTGACGGTGCACCGTATTTGGCGCTCAGCGATTGCACCATTTGACCGCCTTGATTTGTCGGCACTTTGCCTTTGCCCGACATGTCAATCAACGCCGCGCTGGCTCCAGTGTAACGCACAAAAAATGTTGCAAGATTTGTTGACGCGCCCCGATATTCGCGCACCTTTTTACCTGACACACCCGACGCAACTTTGTTTTGTTTGTCGTTGTATGGAAACATTTGGAAACCTGACGCTGTTGTCCATTTGCGTGCCATGCCAGACAACGGTGCTGAACGTGGCAATTTTGCTTTGATGTCGTTTGTGACTGGTGCGGTGATTCGCTTGAAATCCTTTGTCAAATCGCGGCGCGCCTGTTTGTCAATACTGTTCAATACTCGTAGCGCGTCCTTGACGCCGACGACCGTTGTTGACGCACCAATCAAGTCAGCCATTAGTGTGCCTTGCGTTCCTTGTTAATTAATTCGATAACGGTGTTCATGTCGTCTACCTCAAACGGTATTTGATAAGGCCAAAATCCTGTTGCCACAAGAATCTGCGCTAATCCGTAGCGGTATGAACCGCGTCTACTTTTGGGTCGTTGACCGCTTTCGGCAAACACGATTTCAATGATTTTAAGTAATCGTCAAATATTGCTGGCACGGTGATACCAGCCATTTTTGACGCCTCATACGCCAAATACGCCAAATCCTCTTGACCGATAGCGCTACCCAACTCTGACGCTTTGCGTTTGTATTTGCGTTCCCACAACACGGTGCAAAACAATGTTGTTTCAACTGTTACTGGTTCGCGTCCGTCAACAAATTCGACTTTCAATGTTAATTGCATGCGTGTGCCTTTCCGGTTGGTCTTGCTTTGTTAGTTATCAGCGGCCAATGCCGCGCGATCATGAAACCGCTTTAGTTAATACGCCGCCAGAAAATGTGAGCGTGATAGTTGACAATTCACCCAACGACGCGTTGATCGGTGTGTGCGATTCAAGGTATGCGCCCGTGAGCGTGTATGTCGGGTTTGTCGACGACGCTGCACCTGACGCTGGGGCGATCACAATATTTGTTGTGATACCGACCAAACCGTAGATTGTTGCTTCGGTTTCTGACGCCGCATAAGACTGATACAACTCGACTTCAACGCTGTTGTTTTGCAACGATGTCACAGCCGCGCCACCAAATTTGCGTGCCGTGTCACCAAACGCGGTCGTTTCTAATTGCTCATAGACGTAGTTAATTGTGGCCGATGTGCATTGATCGGTGAGCGCCACGCTGTTAATTGTGACTGTCGGGTTTGATAGGTAGACGCTGGTAGCCATAATTAATCCTCGATTTCTATAGTTTTAGTTTTAGCAGATTTGCGTTCGCTTTGCGTGGATATATGTCCGCCTTCAATTAGGGCGTCAATGTTGGCGCCGTCAAGATCGTTGCCGTCAATGACATCGCCCGGCTCGTATCCGACCAGCCTGTTTGATGTGACAATATATTTGGTCATGTCAATATCCTACGCTGTTTGTGCTTGCACGTTGGCGACCACTTCGTAGGACGGGTATTCGACACCGGCAATAAGCGTGCTGGTTGGTCGGCCGTCTGTGACCGCAATATTGGCCGCCAAAACCTTTGACATGATGTTTAATAGTGATCGTTGCGCGTCTAGGTTCGCTGGCCCCAATGTCACTATTTTGACCGGAAACATTAGTTTGACGATGTTGTAATTCCATGCATCAAACGACGGTGCGTCAATAAATACGCATGGCGGTTGCATGTTGCGTGGGTCGTTCACAACCGCTGGCATGCCTGTGACCGCTACCAGCGTGGCCGTTAAATCGTCCAACGCCTCGTTAAACAGATCGGTGAACGCTACGGGCATTATGCGACCTGTGGTCTATCAACACCCAACAACTGTTTCACCAACGGTGATAAACCGTTTGTTGAACCTGTCGACATGCCGTCAAACGACGCAAAATCGGTTATTGAGCCGCGTTGACGATACAACGCGCCACCATACATGACGGTTGCCAGTTTGACATCTTGGCTTGGCACCGTTGTCAGGCTGTCAAAATATCCGACCTCTTGTCTGCGACGGTAACAAAACGAATTTGCTGCAGCAGCACAAATAGTCAAAAATGTTGTGTCAGCGGCCGTTGCGGTACCAATACCAATCCAATCCTCGATGTCGCTTGCTGTTATCCATGTGCATGTTTGTGTGTAGGTGACAGTGCCCGTGTAGATCGCAACAAATTCGACGGCGTTGCCTGTGCATGCGTACAAAATTTGGTTGGGTATTGCGACGTTTGTGTCATACAAAAATTCGCCTGTTTCCGCGTCAACGCCCGTATATAAATATTGTGGCAACGCCAAAACGGTGAACGTGCCGTTGAACGGTGCGCCCAACGACCCGACGGTAACCGATTGCCCGACCGTGATATCGGTCGGTTCAAGTGTCGATATGCAAGCGTAATTATCTAATAATTGTTTGCTTGCTGTGTTGTAAGTAGCCATAGCGGTTATGCCGCCAAACCACTAAGCAATCGTGATTGATTGTATGAACGACGATTTCGCGACAAATGTTGCAAAATATCCGTAGTAACTGAACGTACGGCTAAGTGTCGACGGTACTTCAACCGACAAAATGCCTTTCTGTTGCTCGTAGACCTCAAAACCCGGTGCGTAGACAACAAGCATGGTGCCTGCTGCAAAGTTGTTGTCAACAACAAGTTGCAAACCGAGTGGGTTCATCGAATTGTAGTTCAACGCGCCTGACGCCGTGCCAATACCGTTTTGTTGAACGATGTTTTGTCCGTTCACGGCTGGAAACAATGGTCGATAGGTGCTGTCTAATTGTGCGCCCAACTTTTCCCATACGGTCGGATCAACAAACAAATGTGTTGGAAAATAATTGCTGTCCTCAGCGATTTCACGCGCTGCGTCATACAACGAATTCATCAACGATGTTGGGTTGCCTGCGGTGACCGTCCATGTCGAACCTGACGCTGTTTTGCCTGCGACCATAGCGTCAGCGGCGATATCATCAGTTTTGATCAGGTATTCGCCTGCAAGATCGTTTAAGATCAAATTCATCGCGGCTGGGTCTGTAAAGTCCATGTCCTGCACCGACAAAGTGACTTGACCTGCAACGGTTGATTTTGTGACCACGTTTGACGCGATAACCATTGTTGTTGCCGACACCGCTGCACCTTCGGTTTGTGTGCCTGCACTTGTGTGCGTGGTGATCGTTGGTCGAATAAAAGTTTTTGACGGTGTGTTTGGCATTGAACGTGCGCCCAACGCTGTAACAACTGGACGCACAAAATTCAAATCTTGAAACAACGGCCCTAATACTGGTACTGGCAACAGACCGGGTGTGTCGGTTGTAAGAACATCACCTGCGGCTGCTTGCAACGCGGTTGCGTTTTTGCGGTTAGCAGCCTGAAATGCCTCGTTGACTTTGCGATATGTGTCGCCGCCAATGTGCATAGCGGCAAGGTATTCGCCTGCTGACGGCATCTTAAATTCTTGTTTTGGTTGCGCCCAAAGTTTGTCGACAGTTGATTGCGCTGCTTCAACTATTGGGGTTTCTGTTACTTCGCTCATGGTTTTGTCCTTTGCTAATTCTTGATCTGATTGTATATCAGGTTCTGTGGTTGTTTCGTGGATACCCTCGTCTGGCACGCTTGCGGCAACCTCGGTGATGACCGCACCGCTAAACGCCCCTTCGCTAACCATCGACAATTCTTGCCAGTTGGCCGCCTCAACGATCATCACGCCAGCTTCGTCAAAACTGAATTTTGTTGGCGTGACCCCGACCGACACGCTGTCAATAACGCCGTCGTTTGCGAGCGTTAATGCTTCGTCACCTAAACGTGTGGCGCTGATCTTGGCGGTGAACATCATGCCTTGCGGAGTGTCCACGCGCTCGACAACTTTGCCGACAATCTGGTTGCTGTCGTGTTGCATAAATAGTTTCGGGTCGCGGCCCGTGACCGGCAACGACCCTTGCAGAAATCTTACTTTAGTGCCGTCTAAAACTGTGGCTGTTTCGTCATAGGTCACGGCTACACCTGAGATTGTGCGCGACGGCTTATCGCCAGCCGCCGCGTCAACCGTGATCTGTGAGGGGGTAAGTCTGATCATGTTTTTATAGTATCCCGTTTGGTACTGGCTCGTTGGTATTGTCCTCGCGGTAGTCGCTCATTGAGTATTCGCCCTTTAGGTAATCCTCAACGTCAAATTCGACGTATGTGCCGTTCGGTAGCACGTTGTTTTGGCTGAGTGTGCCAGCGATGCAATCGGCGTAAGCGCGCACGCCAAATGTCCACAAGTCCATGCGCGATTCTGCCGATGACTGATACGAATATGAGCCGACGCTGATACCTGCAAGGTATGGCGGTATGTTGCACAAGCGTGCCATTTCCATAGCCTGAAATTCTGCGCTGTCAATCAACAACATTTTGTCGGGCGATGTCAACGTTTCGGTGTATTGCACAAATTCGTTTAATGCGGCCGTTTGATTTGTTTCACGCGCCGCGTTAAACGCCGCTGCTAGATCGGCTAACTCCTGTGCGCTTAACGGTTCGCCACCAGTTTGCCGCAACACACCTGCCGGTATTGCGCTGCTCGAATTGCGGTAGCGTGCCGCTTCAAGTTTTAACGCCGTAGCAACCGCCTGTTCGGACATGTAGACAATGCCTTGTATCGGTGACAAAAATTGTATGACGTCATCGGGGTTTAGTTCGCCGCCTTGAAACACGATTTGTTTTGACGGTGCAAACCACACCGGGCCTGATTGATCGAGTGTTTGTATCATCGCGGCTGGCAGTCGAGTAAATGACGCCGGGAAACCGTCAGCGGTTCGCGATGTCACATACCAAAATGCGCGACCGAAAAAAAATAGGTCGTCAAATGTCCACGCCAAAATATGATTGTTTGGTAACGTCGGGTCAATACGACGCAACCATGTGCGTGGCGCTAACGGCACCTTTTCCATTTCGTCGCCATTCCAAATTTCGTTGTACATTTTTAGTTGCATACAAGCAACGACGCTGGCCATAAGATCGCGCGCGCGACTTATTGTCGGCACACTCATCGCACGGTTGCGTGCCGGACCTTCAATGTACGAATAGTATTGGCCGATCATTTGTGCGCCACCGTTGTTGACGCCGTTGGTGTAATAACTTGCGCCACCAGCGGCGGCCGCTTTAGTTGGTTGCGGTGATATCGCCGCTTTGTTGACGGTGCGGTTAAATAATGCCATGCGCTAAGTATGCCACTAAAACAAATGTGGGGTGTGTATAGGTAGCCGCCAAACCGTAACCGGAAAAGTAAGGCGACTGACGGCTACCCGTGCGTCATGCTAGTTGCCAGCGACAACGATCATCGGTTTTCCTGTTGCGGTCGGTCGACTGGCTAGCGCCGCTGACCAAACCAAACATCGCGCCAACTCGATCGGGCCGGGTGAGCGTTGCGACGACAACGCAATACTGTTTTGTGACCGTATTGCAACGGCTCGTTGGACATGTTCGGCGAGCATGGTTTCGCCTGTGTGCCACAACAACTTTTCGTGAATCATTGAGCGTATTCGTGGCGTGAATTTCAATATTTCGGCATACCCGACAACGATTCGACGGCGTTCTAATGCGGTTGGCCAATGCAAATCTATTGACGGGGATATCGCAAATTTGACGGTCAAATCCTTAGACAACTGGTTAACTTCGTGCAACATTTGATCGTATGTGTCTGTTACGAACGCGACGGTTGTTATTGTGCGACGGTCTTGCAGCACTACTGATCGGACACCGAAATATCGTTCGTCGGTCAACGATGATTCGATAGCGACAACACCGCCATTGGGCATAGGGTCGTTGTATTCGAGTTCTGTCCAAATGCCAGGTTGTATCCACGATTTATCGCTGGCAACCCACAAATTGCATGACGCACGTAGAAACGATATGCGGTCGGGGTTTTCTGATTCGGCTTCAATCGTTTTCATGTCCAATGTTGTGCCCAGCGCCGGGTTCGCATACGGCCACGCCTCAGGGTTCATTGGCGACAAATCTGGCGGCGGTGACCACTCAGCAAAATAAAGTGTTGACGGCTCATTTTTGTCAATCTGCCGTAGACCCTGTTCACGCCAACGCAACATCGCCGTCGACGCCTCTGTACCAGCGGTAGACCACATGCTCAATAACGGTGATCGTTGTGCGCGTTGCGCTGGCAACAAACCACCGTCCACAACTTCACGGTTAATATCCCAGCACTCGTCAGCGACAATCAGGCTGGCTGACATGCCGTGACCAACCGAATTGTTAGCCGCGCGAATAAACCAGCGTGACCCGTCAGGCATAGTCACACTATTGCGCCCATAACTCGACATCAATTTCGCGCCAAAATGTTTCTGCAAAATCGGCGCCAAATATTCATACAACATCACCGCCAAATCCAAACGATGAGCCGTAGACAACACCGTTTGCGGTTTATCACGCACACCCGACATCGACGTCAACCACCAACCAACCAACGCCGCCAACGCAACCGTTTTACCGTTCTGCCGGGCAGTCGACACCAACGAATAACGGTGCAACAAATCACCGTCATCACCAAACGACAACTGGCCGTCCAAAACACGCCGCTGCCAATCCATAAGCGTCACATTCAAGTATTGGGCAGACCACTCTGCGACCTCACACCCAAACGAACCAGCACAATCAGCCGTCAAAGTTTCCAATCTTGGCTGAGCATGACCAATCAACGCCAGTTCAGGCTGATACCCCCCATTTGGGATAGACAAGAGTTGGGTCGGGGGCAATTTTGTTTGCGTATAAAAAACGGGTTTTGATTTTTTTATTTCGATTCCGTTGTCGCGTAATGCTTCTGCCCGTGCGTTGTTTTTGGTTACAGC